AACTAAAAACAGCGGTCACTGGCAAAGTCAAACCAGGATCTAAAGCTGCTAAAAGACGTAAATCATTTTGTGCGAGATCACTTGGACAAATGAAAAAATTTCCTAAAGCCGCTAAAGACCCTAACTCAAGACTAAGACAGGCTCGCAGAAGATGGAAGTGTTAATATGAGAAAAGCAAAAATGGGTGGCGGTATGATGATGAAAAGACCTGGAATGAAAAAAGGTTCTATACCACCACAATTAAAAAAGTTCGTAATGGCTAAAAAGAAAAAAGCTAAGATGAAGAAGGCTAAAGCATAATGAAAAAAGCTAAAGCAAAAATAAAAAAAGTAATGAAAGGTTTGCAAAAAGCTTCTAAATTACATGCTAAACAAGCTAAAACATTAAAAGGAGTCATAGGTGGCGGATCCAAAAAAAGGAACGGGTAAAAAACCTAAAGGCTCTGGTAGAAGACTTTATACGGACGAAAATCCAAGAGATACCGTCCGTATAAAATTTGCAACACCCACAGACGCTAGAAAGACAGTTGCAAAAGTTAAAAAAATATCTAAACCTTTTGCAAGGAAGATACAAATCCTCACCGTTGGAGAACAGCGCGCCAAGGTGATGGGTAAATCACAAGTCGCTGCTATTTTTAAGAAAGGCAAAGATGCAATTAGAAACCGTCGTAACAAAACTAATTAAGTTCATGAAAGCTAGGTCGGAGGCTCTAGCACTGTCAGTCACTTCAGGTAATATTGACAGCATGGAAAAATATAGATATATAATAGGACAAATAGCTGCTATAGAAGCAGTGCTACAGGAACTCTCTAACCTGCTAGAAGATAAGGAGCAAAATGGAAAAGGAACAGTCATCAATATTGACACCAAAACCAAAAATTGAAGTACCAAACAATTCTTTAGTTGGTGTTAAATCAGAAAAAAAACAAGAACCAAAATTACCAAAGCCGACAGGCTGGAGACTTTTAGTTTTACCTTTCAAGATGAAAGAGACAACTAAAGGTGGATTAGTATTAGCTGAAACTACTTTAGAAAGGCAACAAGTTGCTTCTCAAGTGGGATTAGTTATGGCCATGGGTCCACAATGTTATCAGGATAAAGAGAGGTATCCAGAGGGTCCATGGTGCAAGGAAAAAGATTGGGTTATGTTTGCACGTTATGCAGGTAGCCGAATCAAAATAGATGGTGGGGAAATGCGTCTGCTAAACGACGATGAAGTGTTAGCAACAATTGATAGTCCAGAGGACATCTTGCATGAGTTCTAAACATAGGAAGGAGTAACTATGCCAGAAGAAGAAAAAACAGTACCCATCGATACATCAGGACCTGATGCAGAGGTAAACATTGAAGAAGCAAAAGATGAATCGGTTGTAGAAACCGAAACACCAAAAGAAGAAACAAGTACCACGGAACAAGAAACAACACAAGAAGAGCCAAAAGAAGACGATAGTAAACTAGAAGAATACAGTAAAGGTGTACAAGCTCGTATTGCGAAACTAACTCGTAAGATGCGAGAAGCTGAAAGAAGAGAACAAGCAGCTTTAGATTATGCCAAAGGTGTAGAGGAATCTAGAAAACAATTGGAGTCTAAATTTAAAAAAACAGACTCTGATTATATTAAAAAATTTGAGACTAGTATTCAAACAGGTTTAGAGGCAGCACAAAAAGAATTAGCTGCAGCGATAGAGTCTGGTGATTCTAAAGCTCAAGTTGAGGCTAATAAAAGAATTGCTACACTCGCTTTTGAGAATGCAAAACTTGAACAAGTCAAAGAAGGACAAGAGAAGGTAGGAGAGGAAAAACCAACAACACCATCTCAAGTGCAAAATACCCCAAATGTTACACAACAAATGAATAATCCTGATCCTAGGGCAGAAGCTTGGGCATCAAAGAATCCATGGTTTGGAACAGATAGGGCAATGACTTATACTGCATTTGAGATACATAAGGATCTTACTGAAAAAGAAGGGTTTGATCCTAGCTCTGACGAGTATTATGAGGAAGTTGATAAAAGAATACGAATTGACTTTCCGCATAAATTTGGTAAAAATGAGACTAAGCAATCGACCGCCCCTGTTCAGACAGTGGCTTCAGCTACAAGAAGCGTAAAGCCTGGTCGCAAAACTGTGAAACTCACTTCTTCACAAGTCGCAATAGCGAAAAAATTAGGAGTGCCACTCGAAGAGTACGCAAAACAACTAAAAAACACGGAAGGAGCGTAACATGGAAAAAGATAAAAACACTTCTCGTGCGAGCCAAACACGGTCTAAATCTGAAAGACCAAAAGTGTGGGTTCCACCATCTTCTCTAGATGCACCCCCTGCACCTGATGGATTTAGGTACAGATGGATAAGAGCAGAAAGCGTTGGCTTTCAAGATACGAAAAACATAACTGGACGAATTAGAGAAGGTTATGAATTAGTTCGTGCTGAAGAAGTCGAGAACGCATCTGATTATCCTGTACTTGATGAAGGTAAATACAAGGGAGTGATTGGGGTAGGTGGCCTTCTACTTGCGAAGGTACCCGAAGAGATTGCGAAGCAGAGACAAGAGTATATGGCTAATCGTCATAAACAAAGAAACGAAGCGGTTGAAAACGATCTAATGAAGGAGCAAGACCAGAGGATGCCGATCAATGTTGAGAGGCAGTCTCGTGTAACCTTCGGTGGTACTAAAAAGTAATTTTAAATATCATCGGATTAAAACTAACATTGGAATAGGAGAAAACTATGGCAAATAGAAACAGCGCTGGCTTCGGTTTAATTCCTGCAGGCAGATTAGGTGGTGGACCATCTATTCAAGGTCAAGGAAAATACAAAATCGATGCTGGTCACAGTACGACTATTTACAATGGTGAATGTGTTAAAATCTCTAGTGGTTATGTAGTGGGCGGAAATGGTTCTGCTGCAGATATCATAGGTGTTTTGAACGGAATATTCTTTAATGCGGCTGACACTTTGAAGCCGACATTTTCGAACTTCTACAAAGCAACTATTACACCAGCTAACAGTGAAGACACAACAGCCTTTGTAATAGATGACCCTTTCCAGCAATACGTGGTTGCGGCG